ATAGGCCGGGGTGAAGATGTTCAGTTGGGATGTGTAGATGGCGTTAGATGCAAAGCCGGTAAGCTTTTGCAGCTCGAGGGTGTTCACCTGGACCGTAAATTCGGCCGTGCTGTTAAAGAACCAGAGATGACCTTCGTCTGGGAGGTACTTGACCTCGAGACCGACACGGCTAGCCAGGGCATCTGCAATCCCGTAGGCTGAGTAAAAGCCGGCCGGGATACTGTACGAAACGTCACTGACGGTGATGATGTCTAGGCCATTCGTGATGTTGTACATGGAGTTTGGAACCTTGGCAGCGACAAGGTCCACCTGTGTTACACTCTTTGCAGGGGTTGTCAAGTGAAGGGTGTAACTGTTGCCTGAAGGGTACAGTAGCGTGTCACGATTCGTTGAATCTGCGTACACGTACATTAATAATACTCGAGATCATTATTAATGAACGTTGAACAGTTCTTTGAAGAAAAGAGATATTCTACTCTCCAGATTCCGCCCGAGAGTAAATACGACTTTTTAATGTGCAAAGGGGACTCTCTTCACGTACCGGCCGGTTGGTTCTATTTCGTCATTTCGGAACAAGGTTTCAATTTTTACACTAGTTTTACTGCTAAACCAACCGACAGCAACCCTTCTAAAAAAGATTTGAAAATTGATGAAGACCTTCTTAAATATGTGAAGGACGCTGGTAAACTCAAGGTGTTGTACAGTTCTACCAAATTCTTTGCTGACGATGTTCTGCTCAATAGATACAAGGACAGTCACCGAATCCGTTTCAAGACTCTGGAGCAGTTTTTAGACGACAAGGTTGAAAATGAATACATATTCGAGAATGATATTTCGGAACTGAAGAGGTTTTCACCAGTTCCGTGCATGAAATCATGTGCATGGCTAAACTTTGGAAATGTCAAGAGAATAATGCGCTTTGACCATTTCGACAACTATTTATACCAGGTTGAAGGTATTTCCAGAGTTGTTGTTTTTCCAAACAATGAAAGAGAGAAATTAGCAACATGGAATCATTACTCGGATGACATTATAAACAAGCTGCACGAAAGATATTTCAACGATTGTTTTATAGGTGTATTCCGAAAGATCATGCCACCCCAATTGTGTCAGTCTGTAAAAGAGTCACTCGGTGATTCGGTCAAATCGCAGGTACCAAATGAAATGTTAGACGAGTGCTATAAAAAACTTATAGCAGAATTTGAAAAGCAAGTGAAGCAAAACAAATGCCTGATCGATTACAAATTTACTAAACCTACATTTACTGCATGCAGAGCTTCCGAACTTGGTAACCTCATGCCGTCAAATCCAATTTTAAACGTTATATGGTTTATAACCGAGTGTGACATCTCGATTCGAACCTATTGTTATAAAATGGAACCCGGTTCAGCCTTGTTATTTCCCAACTCGTTTTTGTATTCATGGGACGCCTCACCTCATTCTATTGTTATATTCCCTACCGGAAGTGTGGACCAGTGACCCATATGACGAGAGAATACCGACAACCGGTCGTGATTGGAGTTACTCGGTGCATTTTATATGACGGAAATATAGTCATAGATCCTTTTTGTCTGCACGCATACTTGTCTCGACCCCAAAACTCGAGCTGACCACCTTCATACGAATATGGATCCGACAACTGAACAGATACGCTCAACTTCCGGTCATAATCGTCACCACCTGCATCCACGTGCCAATCATAATAGCCTTCTTCATATTCTGTAAATTGTATACGTCTACCAATGTCTGTAATTTCAAATTTGAATGTTTCACTATTACATTCGGTTACGATTTTCTTGATTTTCTCGTAAATCCACTTATTTTCGTATGTTTTAGGTATCCAAAAGACTCTACTCTTTCTTATACTCTTGTCAATCGAACCTGTATAGTCTCCGACCATAGCATCATCTAAAATTGATCCACTGAATTTCTTGACAATCCGATCACATTCTTCCCGGCTAAACGCACAATCGATAGTGCACCAATTGTCTATAAAGTGATTTTCGTACTTTATAGGAAAACTCATTTCGGTCGTTACCGTCTTTGTGTCATAGATATGTTTAGCGTGAGGACCGTCCGCATCGACATAATGAAGAAAGACCTGAATGTATTCATCTCCTTCGAAAGGTTTACGATAGTGTTCTATACATTCTCCTTGGTACAAAACACCGTCACCGACACCAGTGACAATCTCTTCAGAGTCCATGTATATAGGCCATTCATGAGTCTGACTCAGGTTTAGAGTCACGGACCATTCACACGAAGGTCGGTCGACATGTGGTTTTAGCTCATTACCTCGACGATATATTCTGCAGTAGGTATAGCTTGGTAAAAGAGTCTTTGAGGAGGCTGTCGATACAGTGTTCAGTAAAGTCCCGAGAAGTGTATTCAAGGCTGGGATGCAATAGTACGAATAACTTCCAGGAACTTGAGGATCATCCTCTCGGACGGGTTGATTTCTTATAATAGAAGCTAATTTATCGGCGTGGTCCGGTGTTACTAGACTCTTTAAAACCTTGTACATTACTTACAAAAATCTTCTCATCCTTAAGTAGACGACAATGTCATACCCGTATTTCCAAAATAACGGTAGTCAAGAAATCAGTATGAATTATGCGAACCAGTCATTTGGATTGGGAAATTCGATGTCCGGTTATTATAACGGAAATGGTAGATATTTCAACCCGTCTGGCAGTTATAATTTTGGAGTAATGCGAAACAAAGCTTGGACTTATATTAATAATTATAGCCCTGGTAATAATGTAACAATGGCAGCCGGAAATCCTTATACAACCATTTTTAATATACAAGGCACACTGGCTAGTGGTGGAACGGTTTCAGGTATGGTTTACGGAGGCAATGTATGGATAAGAAATTTTGCGACTGCGGTCGGAAAGGGTGGAACTGGTGGTGCTGGTTATCCTAATGCCGGCCAAGGAGGACAAAATGGACAGAGTGTTGTTACTGTGGGTGAACTTTGTAATCAGATGATTATAAATACACAAGGATATAACTGGGTAGGTGGTGGTGGTGGTGGAGGTGGTGGTAACGGTGGCCGACGCCGGACGGGATCTTTGCCAATTTCACCAAACAATTCATCCGGTGGTGGTGGCGGAGGTGGCGGAGGTGGGTGGGGTGCCGGAGGTGGACGGCCAAATGCATATTATCAAGGAGGATCTGGTAATGGTGGTAATCAAGTATTAGGCGGAACTGGTGGCAATGATGGCGGTAATGCCCAATATGGATTCACTGGAGGTAACTGGGGTGCAGCTGGGGTTAATGGTTGGGCAGCCGGTGGCCAGTACGCTGGTCCTGTCCAAAGTTTTCAATTCTATTAAAGTTTACAGGTTCTTAAAGAAAAATGGACATTGAATTTTTCAATGAGCCAGTCACATTTTGCATCATCCGAAACTTTTTTTCGGATGATGAAAAAGAGTTGTGCCTCAAGGAACTTGAAAAACTAAAGCCACAGTTGACTCTTCCAGGTAATACTGGTGGAGCTAAAAGTCTTACCGGCCAGAATAAGAAGAAGAATAGTGGAATATTTCTTAAAGAGCCTAATAGAATTATAGACCTAACGAGTAAAATATTTAAAGAGGTCGCTTGGGAGACTCAAAAAAAGCACTGGTTATACAAGTATTTGTATGAAGGTCTCACTGATTCAACCCTGGTTAGTTATTACGAGTCTGGCGACTATTATAAACCACACAAAGATCAATCATTGATAACTGCTATTATCTATCTATGGGAGAATCCAAAGTTGTTTACCGGAGGAGACTTGAAATTCGGAGAATTCACGGTTCCGATCGATAACAATAGCCTAGTCATGTTCCCGTCCGTTGTTGAACACGAAGTAACGCACGTAGTTGGATCCGGTAGGTGGTCTATTTCAAAGTTTATGAGACAGAGACCAGTTGCTGTGCCGGAAAAGTTGTTCTATTATGACAATTTTCTGCACGTATCAGATTTTGACCAAGTTCAGAACATTACAACTAATGGCCAGTGGCGTTTCGGAACTCAATCAGTCAATAGTGGTGACGGTCAGTTGTTTTGGATCATGGATCTCACAAAGAATGGATTCTTTTCGGACTATTTATTCAATCTGATCAGACAGGAGACAAAACGTAATTTTAAGCTCTTGAGAGTATATGCTAACGGTCAGACGTACGGACAAAATGGCGATTTTCATCCGGACGATACTAATCCGAACCGCTGGACATTCTTGCTGTACACAAACTCTCTTACCCCACCCGATCTTGATATATGGGGAGGAGAGACCCAGTTCAAACTGGACAAAATGATTACCCAGCCTCCTATCCCGAACTTGGGTATACTATTCAGATCGGATGTGGTCCACCGAGGACTCGGGCCTTCGCGCCTCGTCCGAGATCTGCGGGTCACGGTCGCTTGGAAGCTCGAAGAGTGTACGGGTCCACCAGAAAATTAACGTGTACCGGTGTTCCCCATAGACCCGACGCAGCCCGTGATAAACATTCGATCCGTCAAAAAATGTAACCGCCCCTTGCTCGGGCTTATACTCAAACCCATCGATTGTTATAAATTCGCCACCTTTGAAGTTGTCATTGAGATAGACCATTGTATTATAATCTGTATTTCCACGGCCATATGTATAGTCGTGGATATGCAACTTTGAATCAATACCGACCGGCCAAATCTGAATCTGCACCTGGTTACACGTCAATTTTACGGGCAGCTGTTTTTCTAGGAAGCTTTGAATCTCTTGTTGTATAGGATCACCTGTTATATCAATGAGCCGCGACGACCAATCCATAATATCATTGCCAAGTTCACTCTCATTTACCCAGTGCTTGTCCATTCGATCTATAAACTCCTGACATCGTTCAGGTGATAAAACCTTTTTAAATACATGCACCATTAAAACTTCTCGCTATAATTAAAAGCTATAGTTATGCGCGGCTGTCTACTTGGATTAGGTTCGAATCCATGAAGCATCCAACCCTCGAAGAGTATCAACTTGTTTGGCTCTATAGGCTCGTGATATTCCCTATCTGCGATATACCCATTCGGACTCATAAAGTCGATAAATGTCTGTATGTCACTGGGGGCTGAAACATAATAGACACCGCTCACGAGTGCCGCACCGTGCTCATGATACGAATGATATTGCCCGTTCCCGGATACACTAATCCACATAGAATTAATGACGACATTCGGTAGGCCACTGTATTTTTTTACATGCTGATCAATCTCTGTTATAAGTGGTTCGAAAATCGGCTCGTTGTGCAAGTCTTTGTTCTTCCAATAGGTGGT